TTGATCCCATCTGTGACCTGACCGCCGCGTGCGGCTTCGGTGTGGTGGAGTTTGCCGAGAACCAAGGCGGCAGTGCGCTTGAGCGTATGGAGTTCGAAACCAAGGCAATCGCAAACGCGCGGGTGCTGTGGGAGATAGGAGAAGACTACCGCCACTATCTGGATCAGAACGAAGTCATCATGAAGGACAAGTTCAAGGAGATGTTCCCCGATGACTAAGGAAGTGAAGCAGCCCAACAGCCCGCGTGCTCAAGAAAACGAGTTCGAGGATATCCTTGAATTCATGGTCAGTCAGATTACCGAGCGCTTCGAAAACGGCGTATTCAAGGAAATGAACAAGACGACCGTGGAAAAGTTCGAGGACGCCGCGCAAGAAGGGAACTATGCCCGCGTAATGTTGAGGCTGGCGAGTAGGGTAAGGCGCAAGATTCGCCGCCAGTTTGACAATGACCGCATTGAAGCCATGGTGGCAGATGTGCTGCGCAAGACTGACAGACGCGCACAGCAGCAACTATATGAGGCAGTCGAGAACGCCATAGGCATTAGCACCAAGGCGCTTGCAGCACGTGAAGGCATGACGCAGCAGATAAACGCGCTGATTCTGGAAACAACGGAATGGGTAAAGAAACTGCGCGATGAGACATTGGAAACATTCACGACGAACACGCTTCACGCGATGACGACCGGTGACAACCTGGAAACCATCATGGAACAGTTTAAAGGCGTGGCAGAGAACCGCAAAGGTCACGCCAAGTTTCTGGCACACAATCAGATTCAGAACTTCAACAGCATCACCAGTAAAGTCAGGGTGCAGAAATTAGGAATCACCAGGGCAGTGTGGGATACTGCCGGTGATGACTCAGTGAGGCCGTCACACGCAGCACGTGACGGAAAAGAGTTTGATCTTGCTGAGGGACTTTATAGCAGTATTGACGGTGAATATCTGATTCCAGGTGTTGATTACAACTGCCGATGTACGGCGCGGTATATACTGCCGGATGAGAATTGACACCCTGTCAACATGCGCTTAGACTCATGTCAACTATTATTGTGGTAGAGATATGACAGATACATTCATAGGGCAGTTTACAGATTCCGTCACCTGGAACGACCAGGAGAAGACGGCGCTTTCTGTGCGTGACGGCGTGCTTGAGTATTTAGGCGCAGAACTGAATCTGGAACCTGCTGATAAGATATTCACTGTGTATCGGTCACCTGCCAGTATTGCGCGTGCTAATGCCGCCATGGCGGGAATTCCGCTGACAAATGAACATGTCACCGTGGGCGAAGATGTAACCAACCCGGTAGGAAGCGTGCTTGATTCTGAAATTGTCGATTTCATTGATGAAAGTACTTCATCCTATTTGGCATTGCGCAATCGTGTGAAAATCAGTGACGCGATTGAAGGCGCGTTGCAGACTGGCAAGCGTCAGTTGTCTTTGGGCTACAATGCCAATCTGATACCACATGACCGATTTGACTTTGAACAAACGAACATACAGCCGCATCACCTGGCTGTTGTACCGGCTGGCCGTTGCGGTTCGGCCTGTTCTTTTCTTGACCGCCAACCAACTGAGGTAGATGAAATGAAAACCAAGACCGGAACCAAACCGGAATTGCACAAGGCGTTTCTTGATGCCGATGGTCAGCCGAACCTGCAAGAAATCGTTGAGATTGCGCAGCAGCTACCTGAAGCATTGAAGTCTGTCCCGATGGACAAGCTTCAGGAGATCATGCCTGTCCTGCAAGAAATCATTGCGCTTAGCGGCGCTGCACCTACTGAGGCACCTGATCCAGCGCCAGCAGTGGAAGACGAAGAAAAGCCTATCGTCCCTGTTGAGGATGAAGAGAAGGAAACCATTCCTGTGACAGACACTGCCGAATTCAAAGACGCCATGTCAGCAGCCATCAAGCGTCACACTGAGGTCATCGAAAAGGCTAAAACCTTTGTCGATGAATCCTACAGTTTCACCGGTAAATCGACGGCACAAATCATGCGCGATGCCCTGGCGGTGGAGCATGGCAAACAGGAATTCTCTGACGCTGAACTGACGGTGGCATTCAAGCTGCTGAAGAAAACCGGTTCCGACCTTCGTACTTTCGGCGATGCTTCACCGTCCGCCGGTAAGTTCGCTTCCATTGCTGACAAGGAGATTTAATCATGGCTTTTGAAAGTGGATTCCTCAATGATCCTGTCCGCGTTGGTGCGGGCGAACGCTACGGCAACACCAACGTCATTCTATCGGCAGACGGGTTTGAAGATGGCCTGAAAGTGGGTCACTTTGTGCAGTTGCTTGATGGTGAGATTGCCAACCTGAATGAAACGGCTGACCCGGTGATTGCTGGTGTGCCATTGCGCAACGTTGCAGCATCGGTTGAAAGTGACGGCACCGTTGATGCATCGCTCTATTCGAGTGTCGAGTATCTGCGTCAAGGTCTGGTTACCGTGCGTGTGGCCGAAGGCGCGGAACCAGTGCAGTTTGGTCGCGTGTATGCAGACAACGCCACTGGTGAAGCACTGACGACTGGGGGCATTCCCACTGCTGGCGAATTCATCCGTGAAGTAAAAGAAGGCGTGTGGCTGATCCACATGGCCGGTATTGTTGAAGTAACTGCACCAGCCGAAGGGGGCTAACATGAAAATCGGTAACCTGTACGACCTTGCTTCCTTTGAGGCGTTTTGTGATTCAGCCAGTCAGCGGGGCTTCACTGACGCCTATGCTGGTACTGTGCTGGCTCGTAACCTAACTGCCGTTGATCCGCGCATCTTCGAAAAGAAGTACCCGGAACTGGCACTGATCAACAGCGGAATTGAGGCGGATAACTCCGGCGGATATGCGCGTCGTATCCAGTCGCTGCGCCTGCAAGACTTGGGCGGCTTCACCACCAGTGGTGATTCCGCTGATGACAAAGGCAAGATCAGCCTGGCGGGCGAAGACTCGTTCTTGAAAGTCATTGAGCGTGAAGCACATTCCAAGTGGACTGATAGCGAGATTCGAGAAGCCGAGCTTCAGGGCATCAACTTGCCGCAACGCTATATCCAGTCTCACAACCGCATTTACATGCGCGAAGTGGATCAGATTGGCTTGGTGGGCGGTGTCGGCATGCAAGGCTTGCTGAACTATTCCGGCTTCAACGCTGACAGTGCTTCAGGTGCTATTGGCACTCTGACGCCAATTCAGAAGTACGAAGAGATTGCCGGGCTGATTACTGATCAGCGTAACGCAGTCAACAACACGCCGGAATACAGCGCCAACCGCGTCATCACTTCCACCGAAGTGCTGAACGACCTATCCGTCACTATCCTGGATACCGCTGCCGGTAGCATGAGCGTGCTAGCTGCATTGCGTGCCAACTTCCCTGAAGTCGTGTTCATGTCCAGCTTCCGCGCCGGAAGTGTTAACGGTGCGTCGGCAACAGTGGCGTACAGCAATAACACCGAAGTCATGAAGATGCGCATTCCCCAGGCGCTGACCATCGGTGAAATTGTCAAGCTGAACTCGTTCGACTATCAGGTTGATAGTAAGTACCGAATTGCTGGCATGGACATTCTGGAAAATGCTGGCGGTCGCATCCTTACCGGTCTTTAATCAACGCGCCCTGGCAACGGGGCGTTACTTCAGGAGAAGTGACATGAATGAAGATGCGAAGAAGCCGGAAGATCAGGCACCGCAACCACCTGCTGCAGAGCAGACCAAACCCGTTGAACCACCTAAGCCGCGTGGTCGCAGTCGTGCCGCGAAGAAGCCGGAACACGGCATCAAGAATGCCCGCAGTGGTGATGTTAATCTTGGTGGCATGCTGTTCATCAAACCCGGTGACGTGGTGGAACTGACAGCAGAGCAGAAGAAGAACGCTCGACTGATGGCGAAGGTCAAGCGTGGTCTTGAAACCGGTTTGCTGAAGGAAGTTTAACCATGGCGATGATTGACGACTTCAAGGCGCGTTTTCCTGAGTTCAGCAATGAAGTCGTTGATCAGTATTTTCCGCCTCTTGAGGGCGTGTGGTCGTGCTACTATGGTGGCACATACACCGCTTGCAACAGGGAAATTATACTGAACCTGATAGCTCACCTGATGGTAATAGAGCAGTCACCAGGTTCAGGATCAGTCAGGAACCAAAGCAGTCGATCAGTTGGCAGTGTTTCGGTGGGGTTCGAAGCAAGCGCCAGTGTGAGCAACATGACTGACTTCTTTGGTTCAACGAAATATGGGCAACGGTTCTTGTTCCTGACCAGTACCCGAAGACGTGCCTACTTTGTTTGACCGTGCTGTGTGCCTTTTGCCCCGTTACTCACGGGGCTTTTTTTCATCTAGGCTTAGACCATGACACCAGAAGAAACGAAAAAGCAGATGGATCATTACCTGAAGCAGTTGGAACGCGCTTCTAATATTGCGCTGAAGGTGGGTCTTCCGTCTGACAAGGTGGGTCAAAAGATTTACGGCAATGACACGACCATCATGCAGATTGGCGCACAGCATGAATACGGCACCGTGAAGATGCCAGCCCGCTCTTTTCTGCGTATGCCGTTCGACCTGAAGCGTGACCGTATTCACGGATATATTGGACAGCAGTTTAAAGCCGTGTTGGAAGGTGGCCGGGACGCAGATGACGCCATGGAGCTGGTGGGCATTCTGGCAACCAATATCAGCAAGGAAGCGTTTCGCACCAACGGTTATGGTCAGTGGGCTGAGCTGAGCGAGATAACCAAAGCAATCAAAAGTGAAGCCGGGAAGACCACGCCACTGGTCTGGTCTGGCATACTGCGTAATTCCATCACTTGGAGTATCGAATAATGCTACCTGACGTTTCAAGTGCCTTGCTGGGCTGGACGCAACCGGTGCTGGTCAAGACTGTCACAGAAACCACTGTTGATTTTAAACCGGTGACCATCGTCACAGGCTCGACTGTGCAAGCGGTGATCCAGCCCACCAAGAAGACCCTGCTAAATGCCGATACGCTCGACTGGTCGCAGCCTCACATCACCCTACACAGTGAAACCCTGCTGGAGCTGGGGCAGCTTGTGGAGCATCGTGGCGCTGATTACAAGGTGGTAGAGCAGCAGGACTGGCTTGACTACGGATACTGTGAGGCGGTCTGTGAAGCCACCAAGCGACCTGTTGTCGAGGTGACGCCATGAACCCGGTGCTGATCCTGCTGGCGCGTGTGGTGCGCGACCTGCTGCCACACCCTGAAGAACTGATTCAGTTCGGCAGGATCAATGACGAACGTGAATCATTCGACACCAATTATATCGTCATTGACTCGCTGGCACCGGGGCAACCGCTGGCACGCGGTGAGAAGTATGACGGTGACGCGGAAGAACTCACGCTGTCCAGTCGCGTGCGCCAGCCTGTAACGATAGATTTCTTCGGTGTAAACGCATACACTAATGCGGAGAAATTGCAACTGTTGCTGAAGTCCGATAAAGCTTTAGACCTGCAGGAGCAGCATTTCATCACGGTGGGCGGGGTAACCCAAATCACCGATGTGAAAGCACTCACAGGACAGCAGTATGGTAATAGGGTGCAAGTAGAGCTTATCATTCAGTTTAGTCCGTCTGTCGTTCTCGATGTTCTGCGAATTGACACGGCGGTTGTTGAAACAATGTCAGATTGAGGATCAATCAATGACTGCCAGTATCACGAACATCATCAACGTAGCGTTGATTCCAGAAGGGCAGGCGGCGGCTCGCGATAACATGAACGTCGCCTGCATCATGACCAGCGAACAGGGCGTGCTGTCTTCAGCAGAGCGCTTTCGTGCCTACCGTGACGCACCTGCTGTTGAGGCCGACTGGGGAACCGCCAGCGCGGTGTCACAGTATGCCAGCGTCTTTTTCGGCACGCAGCCTAATGCCGTGAACTTCGGCGGCACGCTGATCATCGGCTTCCACCGTGGTGCTGATGAAACGGTTGCCGCTACTGCTGCAGAGCTGACCAGCGTGCAGCTTGCCGAACCTTCGATCATGCAGACGCTACAGACCATCGGTAACGGCTCCTTTGTTGTCGAGATTGACGGCGTAGAAGAAACCGTTGCCAGCCTGGACTTCCGCACCACCGTTGATTTCGACGATGTGGCAGAGCTGATTGACGCAGAGCTTGCCGGGGGTACGTTCGAGCATGTCAACGGGCGCTTCATCCTTACCAGCGGTACGACTGGCGAGACTTCCACGCTGGGCTACTTCACTGAAGAAGGTGCTGGAACCTTCATCGGCGATATCCTGGCACTGTCTGACGGCTCTGGCGCTGCCTTGGTGCAGGGCGTTGATGAAGAAGTGCTGCCTGCTGAAACCAAGCTGGAGGCGCTGAGTGTCGTTAAGTCACAGGTGAATTATAAAGGCGTGTGCTTCATTGACCGCGTGCTGGATGCTGAAGTACCGGCTATCGCTGCGTGGGCGACTGCCAACGTCGTGCTGTTCTACAACGTCTTCACCGGTACTGAGTATCTGGAAGTCAGCACTACTAACCCGGTGTGGCAGGTTCGCCTTGCGGGTCAGAGCAACTTCCGTAGTCTGTACAGCAAGGCCGGAAACCGCAAGCTGGCGGTGACCTACATGGCGCGTACCCACACGGTGAATTTCAATGCCGAGAACAGCGCCATCACCATGCATCTGAAGACGCTTGCGGTTCCTGC